CATATTTCCCCAAATCCTTTTTTTGTTCATCTATTCTAATTAGTTTTACAGCCCTTAGCAAATCAAACTTCCTACCCTTCATATCTAACCCCGCAGGTATATCTTCACGGATAGTCCTTATCTTATAGTATCTCAGACCCTTATTAAATTCTGCAACGCTAACGCCTAGAGATTTTGCCAATTCCGGTTTAGTTTTTGCCTTAATCCATTTATTTTTATCAAAGTCCCAGTATCCTGTCTTATAGCATTCCAAATAGGTCTCTTTTGATATTGTAGGCACATAGTTCGCTTGGTAAACCAGACTATTATATTCACGCACATTTATTGAATGCTCTTCTAGTACCTTTTTTCTATTGTACAAAGCTGTTGACTTTTTTATATTGAATCTATTCGCTAAGTCTTCAGGTAGTAACCTTTCTTTGAGAATAACATCTGTAAACTCTTGCCATCTACCATCAAGTATTCTAGGTCTTCCCACGAAGAACCCTATATCTATTTTTTCCTGATCGCTTGTTCTTCTATACCAATCAGTAAAGCAATCTGAAGAGCAGAATTCCAATCCGCTCGTAGTAGGCTTATAGTTAGCCTTTACCTTTTTCTCACCACACGAGTGGCATGTAATTTCCTTAACCTTGCTCATCTTTATTAGCCCTTTTTAATAACTCCACATATTCCCCGTCCCGGCTTCTTTGTTATACCAAGCTTTTGCCGTACTTTCCTAACAGCATCTAAAGTAACCAATCTTCCAGTAATATCGGTCAAGTAGTCAGCCATTTCGGCATCTTTCATTACCGAAGCATTCGCCCGTATGAAATCTTTTTCGTCTTCACTCCATTTTATATTCATTTTTCTTCCCTAAAAGTGGTTGTTAGTGTATATAATATTGTATCTAAGACACATTACTTATGTTTTTAAAAAGTGGAGATTATAATGAATGATCCCAAATTTGTTCAGTCAGAGCTAAAAGTTACAGCATCCGAAGAGCTTGAGGAAGAGCTGAAAGCAGAACTTGAAGAAGAGCTCGAAGAAAAGTCTATAGCCTCTATTCTAGAGGAGGATAAGGAGGAGGATAGTGAAGCTTAAGATTATCTATACAGGAAACCCCAGTGAAACCGAGGTTATCGACGAAGAGACAGGTAACATAGTTGACGGAGTCCATAGCGTAGAGGTTAGCATTGATGCTTTCTCTGCCTACGCCTCTATTGTTTTACAAGATTTTATTCTAGAGTCCAATAATGTTGAAGGAGAAGTCTTTGAAGGAAAAGAAGCTTCCTGATGACGCAAGTGAAATCATAGAGAGGGTATCTTCAAGACTAGGTCAGAAATTCAGATTTGGATATCATACTATAGACGACATGAAACAGCAAGCAGCACTATTTGCTTGGGAAGGCATAAATGACTCTTGGGATGATTCTAGACCTCTTGAAAATTTTCTTTGGATACATGTAAGAAATCGCCTTTACAATTTTAAGCGCAATAATTACGGTAGACCAGAAAAGCCATGTGACTCTTGCCCACTTTATGTGAATCACGAATGCACAAAATTTGATAACATGCTTGACTGCCATTTATACAAAGGATGGACAGATAGAAATACTGCTAAAAGGAATCTAATGAGCTCTTACAGTACTGTTTATGAGAAGGAACACGAGTCTAGTGCTTTAGATAAGTTATTTACGAAGGATATTATTAACACAGTAGAAGAGAATCTACATGTCTATTTTAGAGAGGATTGGATAAGATTCATAAATAATCTAAAACTTCCCAAGATTAGGAAAGATAGACTTTTAGAAGAGGTAGTTACTATTTTAAAGGAGAATGGAATTGACCCAACGCAAGAGAGGTAAACTATCTAATTCTGAAATGGACTATATCAGACAGAATTGCTTTGACTTATCTATCGAGGAAATTGCTTCTGTTCTTAACCGCACAGCAGGACCCGTGAAGAAGTTCATTGATAAAGAAAATTTAAAGGCGCGAAATATGACGGATGATGAGCATCTACTAGTTCATCTTCGTGGGCGATATTATTATCATGAGCTTAAGAAGCAGTTCTCTGATGGTGAGATTATATTCTTTGAGCATCAGTGGATTGATTATTTTAAACAGTTTGGTGAGGATGTCACACACACCGAGGAAATGCAGATTCTAGAGGTTATCAGAACTGAGGTTCTTATCAATCGTGGCATGGAAGACCGTCAAGAGGTTATGAAAAATATAGAGCGACTCAATAAGCTTATTGACGATGAGATTCGTAAACCTGAAGTCATGCAAGACACTCAGGCTATTGCAAGTTTCCAGACGCAACTAGGCGCTGCATTCGCTTCTAAGTCTGCATACATTAATGAACATGAAAAACTCCTAACTAAGAAGGAGCGATTGCTTAAGGATTTAAAGGGTACAAGAGAACAACGTAAGCGCAATTCAGAAGACGCTAAGACAAACTTCTCAGCTTGGTTAAAACAACTTGATGATCCAGAGGTTCGTAAGCGTGAAGGTATTGACATTGAAGTAAACAGAATTGCTGCTGACAAGGCCCTTGAAGCTATGTCGGAATATCATACATATGAAGACGGGAGTGTCGATCAGCCATTTTTAAACGCAAATACTATTAAGGAAGAGGAATAACCATGGGAAAGAAAGCCATTGTAACTGGAGCAACAGGCCAAGATGGGTCTTATTTGATAGAGCTGCTACTTGAGAAAGGCTATGAGGTAATAGGTCTTAAGAGACGCAGTAGCACTTCTACATTAGACAGAATATCACATATTGATTCCAATATGCTTGAAATTGAGGAGTTTGAGATATCCGATACAGGATCGGTATATTCGGCAGTAGAGAGACACAAGCCAGACGAGATATATAATCTTGCAGCTCAGTCACATGTAAAAACATCTTTTGACCAACCAAACTATACGTTTCAGGTAAATACAATTGGTGTTGTAAATTTTCTAGAAGCCATAAGAAGATTCTCTCCCAAGACAAAATTTTACCAAGCCTCTACATCAGAGATGTTTGGAAAATCTGTCACCAAATCAAAACGTAGTGTATGGGGTGAAGAGAAATGGGATTATTACCAAGACGAAAATACAGTCTTCGAACCACAAAGCCCGTATGCGGCAGCTAAACTAGCTTCTCATAATCTAGTAAGAAATTATAGAGATGGATATAATATATTTGGCGCGTGTGGAATTCTATTCAACCACGAGAGTGAGAGGCGAGGAGAAAACTTTGTTACTCGCAAAATAACCAAATGGATAGCCGAGTTCGTAAGATGGTCGGAGGTTCAAGGTTTAGATTCTTCCCCAGAAAACTTTAGGTTTGAGGGCGACTACATATATAGCAATAGAGATTCTTTTCCAAAGCTTAGGTTGGGCAATGTAGATGCTTATAGAGATTGGGGTCATGCTCAAGACTATGTTAATGCTATGTGGCTTATGCTTCAACAGGAGACTCCAGATGACTACGTTATTGCTACCGGAGAAACTTATAGCGTTCGTGAATTTTTAAGTGAGGCTTTTGAATATATTGGAGTATCTAATTACGAAGATTATTTTGTTATAGATCCTAAATTTTACAGACCAGCAGAAGTAGAGTATCTAAAAGGCAGTCCAAAGAAGGCAGAACAAAATTTAACATGGTCCAGACAGGTCAGCTTTAAAGACCTTGTCCATAGAATGGTAGAGAGCGATATAGATGGCGAAAAAAAGAAGACGAGGGAAGTCCAGAAGGTTCGGTTCATTCCGTAGTGGAAGAAACTATGAAGATCCGGCTTACGCCAGTTTTAGAAAAGCAGTCCGGAAGAGAGATGGTAACAAATGCCTCTTCCCCGGATGCGGATCTAAATCTAGATTAGAGGTACATCATATAAAGAAATGGGCAAGTCATCCTTCGATGAGGTATGACACAACCAATGGAATAACCCTGTGCAAAGACTGTCATAAAAGAACCCAAGGCAATGAAGAAATTTATGAGATGTTATTTTTAAAAATCCTAGAGTGGGAAGCTTTAAAAAGATTAAAAAAGAAGAATGAGTAGATTCAAAGTAATAAAAGATACCCGAGAAAAGAAGGGTCACGGTTGGTGGTTTGAAGAAGACGCTTACTGTATAGGAACTGAAGTCTCTAAAGTAGATGTTGGTGACTATTCAATAGAGGGGATGGAACATCTATTGTGTATAGAGAGAAAAGAAAGCGTAGCTGAGTTTGCTGGTAACTGTGGAGAAAAAAGATTTCATAGAGAGCTAGAAAAGATGGCAACGTTCCCCTATGCCTTTCTGCTGTTTGAGTTCAATTGGTCTGATATAGAAAGATATCCCATAGGATCTAATGTCCCTAAGAGAGCATGGCCTAGTCTTAGAATAAAGGGCAAGTACATGCAAAGAGTTATATCTTCAATACAGCTTGAACATGGAGTACATGTTATTGCATGCGGGGATAAAGTCAGGGCAGAAAAAATAGCATTTTTAATAATGAGAAAGGTTTACGAGATTAATGAAAAAGAGCACTAGAGACGCTGTTTATGATGTCGTAAATTCTGACGAGAATGCTTGGCTTGGAGTCATGCCGGAGGATATGGAAGGATTCAATAATCCTCTAGACGATCTTACTGCAGATCAAAAGGACAATCTACATCTACATGTAATCTCTATAATGAGAAATCCAGAGTATTTTCAATGGACAGTTAAAAAACTTTTCGGAATAGAGCTACTACCCGTTCAGACCTCCATCCTTAGAGAGATGTGGGTTAGAGCATTTCCTATGTATATAGCAAGTCGTGGTTTCGGTAAATCATTTTTGCTAGCTGTTTATTGCTTACTTAGATGCACTCTGATTCCGGGAACAAAGATAGTTATAGTTGGCGCTGCATTTCGTCAGTCAAAAGTTATTTTTGAGTATATGGATACGATATGGCGAAGCGCTCCCCTCTTGCAAAGTATATGCTCCGATAGTAGTGGACCGCGCCGAGATGTAGACAGATGTACAATGAGAATAAATAACAGCTGGGCTATGGCTGTTCCTCTTGGCGATGGAAGTAAGATTCGTGGTTTGCGCGCTCACACGATTATAGCTGACGAGTTTAATTCTATTCCTACACATATCTACGAGACTGTTGTTGCCGGTTTTGCTGCAGTATCTAGTAATCCGACCCAGAACGTTAAGGAGGCTGCAAAAAGAAAAAAGATGCAGGAGCACGGGACTTGGGAAAACAAGATGGAAGAGAAGTACTCAGAAAAGAAGAGCAATCAGTCAATTATAGCCGGAACTGCAGGATACGCCTTTGAGCCATATGCAAGCTATTGGAACAAATACAAATCCACTATACAAACCAGAGGAGACTTCAGAAAAGTAGCTGAGAATATGGGTGAGAATCCAGAAGAGGTTCCAGACTATATGAAGAGGCTTGATTGGAAGAATTTCTCAGTTATAAGAATGCCTTACGAGCTTATACCTGAAGGCTTCATGGATGACCAGCAAGTTGCTAGGGCTAGAGCTACCATGCACAACGGTATTTATCAGATGGAATATGGTGCTTGCTTTACTGACGATAGCCAAGGTTTCTTCAAAAGAAGTCTAATACACTCCTGCGTGGCTAGCGATGAAAATTGTGGGAGACACAACTGGGCTCCTTGGTGCCCTGAGCCATTTGATCCTATTACCAGAGGTGATCCAAAGCATAAATATGTAATGGGGATAGATCCCGCTTCAGAACAAGATAATTTTGCGATTGTTGTTATGGAGGTTCATCCCGAACACCAAAGGGTTGTTTATGTTTGGACAACTAACAAGAAAGACTTTGCTGGCAGAAAGAAGTTTGGACTTACGGATACCCATGACTACTACAGCTTTTGTTCTAGAAAGATTAGAGACCTACTAAAGGTATTCCCATGTGGCGTTGTAGGAATAGATTCACAAGGTGGAGGGTTTACTATAGCAGAGGGACTTAGAGACTTAGACAAGCTAAAGGAGGGAGAGAGACCAATATATCCTATCATTGGAGACAAGGCTAAAGATACAGATGACTTAGCAGGAGATCATATACTAGACTTGGTCAATTTTGCTAAGGCAGACTGGACAGCCCAAGCCAATCATGGCATGAGAAAAGACTTAGAAGATAAGGTTCTTCTGTTCCCAAGATTCGACACTCTTAGCCTTAGTATCATGACGGAAAAAGATAAGATATTTTTTAGCAATATGAAAGAAAAAACAGGCGAAGATGAGGCGCTGAGACTATATGATACATTAGAGGATGCGGTCATGGAAATTGAGGAACTTAAGAGTGAGCTTTCTACAATTGTAATAACAGTCACTCAAGCAGGAAGAGAAAGATGGGACACTCCACAAATTAAGTTGGAGACTGGTAAAAAGGGTAGAATGAGGAAGGACCGTTACAGCGCTCTAGTAATAGCTAACATGTTGGCTAGGTCTCAAAGATTCATTATCCCTATGCCCACATATGAGAGCATTGGTCGAGTTGCTGGACCATCAGATGGGCATGGCAGCGGAAGAATGTATGTAGGGCCTGAGTGGACCAAGACTTTCGATCAGAATACATGTTTTAAGATAAACAAGAATCAATAGCAATTGGTGTAAAAAACAATAGGTATTGTTTAACTCTCAATGCATATTGGAGAAAAAGTGGCAAAAAGAAAATATCCCAAAAGTCAAGAAACTAATTTCGACGACGTTTCAGCTTATGTTAGCTGGGACTCTACAGATGAGGCACAAAGGCAAGCTGCCATAGCTAGTTACGGAGAGGCAGTTTCCGAGTTTTCCTATGCTAGTCTAGGTTCTAGAAGAAGAGACTTCTCAGATCTTACCAGCAATCTTAGTGGTAGACCCGGAATAGGTCAACAAGACGTTGATTGGTTCAGGCCCGGACAGGCAGTACCTACGAAGAGCAAAGAAATAATTGCCTTTGCTAGAACTGCTTATCGCAGAATAGGTCTTATTAGAAATGCTATCGACTTAATGGGTGACTTTGCTTGTCAAGGTATTCGTTTGGTGCATCGCAATCCTAGGATAGAGAAGTTTTATAATGATTGGTTCAGTAGAGTCAAAGGGCCTTTTGTATCTGAAAGAGTTTGTAATCTTCTTTTCAGGGAAGCTAATGTTCCTATAAGAATGAAAACAGCAAAGCTAAATAAGCAAAAAAGACTCAAAATGCAAAAGTCCTTTGCTTCTCCCGACATGCAGGCTACTCTGAACGATAAGAAATTTCAAAAAGGTGAGATACCTTGGCAATATCTATTTTTAGACCCTTTATTGGTTGAGCCGGTTGGCGGGGTTGTGTCAAACATGATTGGGAATCGTCTTTATAAAATGAAGATTCCTGCCTATATGAAAAAAGAAGTTAGAAAGCTTCAGGGAAGTAGAAAACTTTCAGATCAGCAAGCTCTCGCTCAAATACCTCAAGATGTCTTAAGGGCAGTAGAGACAAATGAAGGAGTAATACTTCCTCCTGAAAAAACCTTTATGTTTCATTATAAAAAAGATGATTGGCAGGCTTGGGCAGATCCTATGACATATGCTTGTTTCAAAGACCTTTTACTATATGAGAAATTGAAACTAGCAGATCAAGCAGCTTTAGATGGGGCTATATCTAAAATAAGAGTTTGGAAGCTTGGCAACTTAGATCACAAGCTTGCACCTACAGCCGCAGCAGCTTCTGCTCTTGGAGATATATTAGGAACAAACGTTGGAGGCGGGACAATGGACATAGTCTGGGGTCCTGACATAGAGCTTATAGAAACCGGAACTGACGTTCAAAGATTTCTAGGTGCTGAAAAATACCATCCTACTTTAATGGCTATCTACGCCTGCTTGGGAATTCCTCCGACTCTTACTGGAACATTTGGGGCATCCGGAACAACAAATAATTTTATATCTCTGAAGACCTTAACTGAGAGATTGAATTACGTTAGAAACATCCTCTTAGAATTTTGGAACGAACAGGTAAGAATAGTACAGGAATCTATGGGTTTTAGATTTCCGGCAGAAGTTGAGTTTGACTTCATGTATCTTGACGATCCAGCTTCTATGACTCAACTCATGATAAATCTTGCCGATAGAAATATAATCAGCGATGAGTTTGTTCAAAGAAATATAAAGGCTACTCCTTCTGTAGAAAGAAAGCGCCTTCAAAATGAAGAAAAGAGAAGGGACAGAGGAACTATGTCTGAAAAAGTTAGTCCATTCCATGCTGTTGATAAAGACTTCTCATTGGAAAAAATTGCTTTACAAACTGGTGTTGCTAGCCCTAGCGAAGTAGGACTTGATCTTAACGATAGAAGAGATGGGGAAGAGCCAGCATTAGAGATGAGAAGA